ATACCCGGCAAAGGTAACTATCGTAAATAGTATTACAGCGGTCTTATGGCGTCATCCCGCTAGACAAATTCTGCCGCCTATGCTATAATCTAACATAGGAGAATAACAATGGCAAAGTATTACTCAACAAAACACTACGGACACAACATTGGTCTTTCAGCAGTATTTCGACAACCCAATGCCGATCACAGTCACTGTCATCTGTTGCATGGATACAGCCTGGCATTTACATTCACATTTGGTTGTGATCAATTAGACAATAAAAATTGGGCCGTGGACTTTGGTAGTCTCAAAGAACTAAAAGCATGGCTGGAAGATCACTTTGATCACAAATTGGCCTTGGATCATGCAGATCCTTATTTGTCCAAGTTTGAAGAATTACAAGCCCTGGGCCTGGCAGAGATCAGAATGTTCGAAGGTGTGGGTGCAGAAAAGTTTGCCGAACATGCTTTCAACTTTGCAGATCAACTGATCAAGATAAAGACCAACAATCGTTGCTATTGCGTCAGAGTTGAATGTGCCGAACATGGAGCCAACAGTGCAGTCTATGAAGCATAATTCTTTGAAGATCCTAGTCACAGGTGGAAGCAGTGGAGTTGGCCAAGCTGTGATACGTAGGTTAAGCGATCAAAATCGAGTGTATGCTCCTGCTCGTGCCGAACTGGATCTTGGCAACTTTGAACAGATTGATCAATACGATCTTGGCCAATATGATGTGGTCATAAACTGTGCTGGTGCCAATGCTGGAGCCTATCTAGGATGGCTTAATAACACCTGTGAAAATCAAAGTCAGCAGGTCTCAGTAAACTTTACAGGTGCCCTGTTGTTGGCCAAACAGTATGTGAAACAACGATCACAGGGTCAATTTGTGTTTGTGACCAGTTACAATATCGAAGATCCTATAGCCCTAAATATTTTTTACACTGCCAGCAAGGCCGCCCTGCGATACAGCATGCAGACCTTGAGACGTGAATTTCCTGAAATTTTGTTTACAGAAATCTGTCCTGGCAAAATCAAGACCAACATGCTGAAACAAAACTATCAAGGCGCCAAGACTGATCAGGAGATCGAACAGATATATGCACAATCTCTCAGTCTGGAGGCCGATGATGTGGCCAAGGTCATAGAAACTGCTGTGCAAAACAAATTAACACAAATCACTCTAGTGCCCAATGAAAAAACGTGAATACAACATAGCAGTATTATTGCCTACACACAAACGCACTGATGGTCTCAGTGCCAGCGTGTTCGGTCTATTGGATCTGGCCAAGGATCTTGACAGTATACAGTTCCTGATTGGCATTGACAACAATGATTTGATAGGCCAGAAACATTTTACCACAGTGATCCAGCCTAGATTGGATGAAGTCAATGCCAATTACATGGCCGTTGAATTTGAGCCCTTGGGGTATGCCGGGCTTAATCGTTACTTTGATACGTTAGCTGGCCATGCTGATGCAGATTGGTTGATGTGTTGGAGTGATGATGCTATCATGGAAACCCACGATTGGGATCAACGCATCAGAGAATGCACAGGCGAATTTCGACTGTTAAAGGTACATGCGCACAACGAACATCCTTACAGCATCTTTCCTATCATGCCAGCTGAATGGCGTGAAATCACAGGATATCTCAGCCGCCATCAGTTGGTGGATGCCGAGGTCAGTCAACTGGCATATTTTTTAGACATCATGAAGATCATTGATGTGTATGTAACACACGACCGCCCGGACCTTACCGGACGTAGTGCCGACGAAACGGCCAAACTCAAACAGTATTTTGAAGGGAACCCTAGCGATCCCCGAGACTTTCATCACACTGCTTTTGCTCAATGGCGACAAGCGGATCTAAGCAAATTGGCAGCCTATATGGACCTGATGAAACTGGACCTGACTTATTTCAACAATGTTTTGGTTGGCAAACAAGATCCTTGGCAACGCATGAGAGAAAATGATCCCAATGGCCAAACTGGTCAATTTGCAATAGCATTAGATGACTCAGGCCAACCACAAATGGTAAGACAACAATGAAAATAACTGAAAGTCAACTCATAACAACCTGCTTGATTACCGGTGAGCCAGTGGTCAAGGTCTTGGATTTTGGCCAGCATGCCTATGCCGACACGTTCATAGCACCGGATCAACTGCATCTCAGTGAACCGGTGTTTCCTTTGCAAGTCTGGTTGAATCCTGACAGCGGCATGTTACAGTTGAGATATCTCAGTGACGCACAAGATCGTTACAGTCTTTACAATTACAGTTATACTTCCAGCAACAGTCAAACAGCCAGGACCCACTGGGACGAGTACGCCAACACTGTACAATCTCGTGTGGGTGCAATCAAGTTGGCCATTGAAGTTGGCAGCAACGATGGCTACTTGATTGATCAATTCCGTGCAGATGGTACACGTGCCATCGGTATTGATCCCAGCATGGACATGTGTCGTATTGCCAAAGAACGCGGTGTAGAAGTTATGCCGGCCTTGTTTTGTGAGCCGGTGGCCAAGGACATAGCCCAACGCATGGGCTTGGCTGATGTGATCATGGCCAACAATGTGTTCAATCATGCCAACGATCCTGTGGCATTTGCCCGAGCTGTGTCCAAGGTCCTGAGTACCACTGGGATATTTGTGTTTGAAGTGCCTTATTGGTTGAGCATGATCGAAAGCGGTCGATTCACTGACATGGTCTATCACGAGCATCCCTCCTATTTTACAATAAAAAGTGCTTGGAATATTTTGAAACAAGCTGGCCTCGAAATAACAGATTTTGATGTGGTCAATTATCATGGCGGCAGTTTGCGAGTGTTTGCTCGCTTGGACACTGGTGCTGACATGCCAGCCAAAGTACAAGAGGCCATACAACGAGAAACACAGGTTGGCTTGTTCAATCCAGAATTTTATCAGATCCTGCAGGGTGTCTTCCAAAGACAACGGGCTGAATGGCTGAGTGGCTTTTATCAACTGCTGGAAAAAGAACCTAATGCTGTGGTAATTGGTGTGGGTGCTGCTGCCAAGGCCAATACTTGGTTGCGTTGGCATGGACTTGATGCCACAGTGATCCGTTGTATCACAGATGCCAGCAGTCACAAGCAAGGCAAGTACACTCCGCTCACACGCATACCCATTGTCAGCGACGAAGAATTTGCTAGTTACGAAAATCCCTACGCACTCATGCTGAGTTGGAACATTAGTTCAGCCCTGCGTGAAGTCATACTAAATATCAATCCTCGCACAAGATTTCTTTCCTTATGAAACACTACAATATCAATCACAATGCCGAACGAGGCCTGGGACAATTCACCGATGAACGTGGTACCATCACTGACATGTTCTATGCACGCACCATCAATCATGGTTGCATCATAACCAACGCACCCAAGGCTGTGCGTGGCAATCACTATCACAAATTGACCACACAATATACATTAGTGTTGAATGGCAGTTTGAACTACTACAGCCGACCGCTAGATTCAGCTGAACCAACACACATGTTCACAGCCATACACGGCGACATGATCATCAGCGAACCCAACGAAATACATGCCATGCGTGCAGGTGAACATGGTTGTACATTCATTGCCTTTGCTGAAGGTCCCAGAGGTGGCGAGGACTACGAAAGCGACACATACCGAGTAGAATCAATCATTGCAGGAGATTACAAATGAGAGTTGGCATCATAGGACGTGGCACAGTGGGATCCGCTGTGTATGAAGGTCTGGAATATTTGGGTCACAACATGAGCTTTTTTGATCCAGCCTATCCAGAAAGCGAATTGGCCGATGTGTTAAACACTGACGTGGTGTTTGTCAGTGTGCCGACCAATCAGTTGCCCAATGGCGACTGTGATGTCAGTATCGTAGAACAGGTCATCAGCCAGCTTGATCAAGCCGACTATGCTGGACTCATAGCTATCAAGAGCACAGTGATTCCTGGCACTACCGATCGTCTCAGTGCTGAGTTTCCCAAACTGCATATCTGCAATGTGCCAGAATTCTTGCGTGCCAAGACAGCGTTAGCCGACTTTATACACAATCATGATCTGTTGATCATTGGTAGCACACGTGAAGCCGACTACGAAACGATCAAAAAAATACACGGTCCTTATCCCAAGCAGGTGTCTTGTGTGAGTCCCACTGAATCTGAAGTGGTCAAGTATTTCAACAATGTGCATCACGCCATGCAGGTCACATTTGCCAACATCACCTATGAAGTGTGCAACCGGTTGGGTGCCAACTACATGAATGTATACAATGCTATAACTAAACGTGATTGTATCAACAAGGCCTACTTGATGGCCAATAAAAACACACGTGGCTATGGCGGACACTGCTTGCCCAAGGATACCAGTGCCTGGAACAATTTGATCAAGCGACTGGACATTGATGTTGGTCTAATTCAAAGTGTAATCAACGACAACGAGAAATTCAACAAATGAAAATACTAGTGACTGGCGCAAGTGGGCTGTTGGGCACAGAAATCTGTCGTCAACTCAAGCAAGATGTTGACAATATAGTCTGGGCCATAGATAATCACAGCCGTAGTTCCACAATTCCGCCCTGTGATGTTTGGTCAAAAGTAGACCTGTTGTCGGCCACAGCATTTGATCAATTGCCCCGAGACTTTGATCAGATCTATCATTATGCAGCCATCAACGGTACCAAGAACTTTTACGAACGTCCCACCGAGGTCTTGACCAACAACTTTATCACAGATGTACGAGTATTTGAATTTGCACAGCAACAAACACAACTGAACAAATTGATCTATGCCAGTAGCAGTGAGATTGTCAGTGACGATCCTACAAGCCCTACACCAGAAAACACAGATGTGGTTGTCAAGAACATACACAATGCTCGTTGGAGTTATAGACTGGCCAAAATCACCAGCGAAAACTATTTGACCAACAGCGAATTGCCCTGGGTAATCTGCAGATATTTCAACATCTATGGCGAGGACAGCAAGGCTGGACATTTTATTGCTGATCAAATGGCCAAGATTGATTTGGGCACGTTCGAAGTCACCGGCAGCCATGAAACTCGCAGTTTTTGTTACGTGGAAGATGGTATCGCGGCCACCATCTATTGTGCCAATCATACCACACGCCAAGTGATCAACATTGGCACGGATGCAGAAACTTCTATACCAGATGCAGCTGATATCATTGCCAAGGCCATGGGCCACCCTGAGGCCAAGTGGACATTGAAACCCGGCTTGCCCGGCAGTACGGTCACACGCAGACCTGACATTAGCAAACTACGAACAATTTGGCCCGAGTATCAACCCAGGACTTTTGCCGAAGGCATGACCAAAATTGTTGCACATCGATCTAAATAGTTGCAATCTTTTCACAAGTAGTGTATAATTAAGTATGAAAAAAATCTATCACACTTGGCAGGACGTGGAATGCCAAACGCAAGAAATTCTACGACAACTACACATAGACGCCTGGCGTCCAGACTATGTGGTAGGACTCACACGTGGCGGTCTGGTTCCGGCCAATCTGATCAGCCAATATCTCGGTTGCAGAATGGAATGTCTCAAAGTAAGCCTACGTGATGGTGCAGAGCAGGAAAGCAATCTTTGGATGGCCGAAGATGCTTTTGGTCACAGAGATTTTGATCCAATGACATCCGATGACGGTAGGAAACGCATTCTTATCGTGGATGATATCAATGATTCTGGAGCGACCCTCAACTGGATCCGCGAAGACTGGATGAGTAGTTGTTTCCCCAAAGACCGGCGCTGGAAAGAAGTCTGGGGCAACAATGTGCGTGTGGCCTGTTTGTACGACAACGAAAGTAGTAAAAGCAAATTGGATGTAAATTATTCAGCTGTAACAATTAATAAATCAGACGATCCGGTATGGATTGTATTTCCTTGGGAAGATTGGTGGAAATAAATGGGATCAAAACCTTATAGTAAACTAGAAAATTTTAATCTTGCTGTTGATCAAAACAACATTGCGTTGGAAATTGGTAGCGAACGAGGAGAGGGCAGTTCCTTGTGGTTGTATGAGTGGGCCAAACAACACAATATAGAATTTTATTCCGTTGATGTTGAGCACGGTCAGAGAGAACAAGAGCATCCAGAAATTAACTGGATAGTGACAAGTTCTGGAAGTGATTGGTGCAAAAATATGTTACCGGGCCTAAATAAAAAGATTAAAGTTTTATATCTTGACAACTTTGATTGGATCTGGGAGCCAGAAAATATTCCAGACTGGATTCAAGGACAAATTGATTCATATGCTCAAAGAGGTGTAACAATGAACAATCAAAATTGTCAAGAAGAACACCGACTACAATTAGAATATTGTTTGCCATATTTAGATGAGCAATCAGTTGTAATCATGGATGATACGTATTATAATGAGACGAATCAATTAACTGGTAAGTGTGCTACTGCTATTCCATTGCTGTTACAAAATGGGTTTAAACTGCACGGTACAGAATATGCCACGAGAGGATGCGAATGAAAATAAAAATCAGTGAAGTATTTTATAGTTTACAAGGTGAAGGTCGCTTTGTAGGTGTCCCAAGTGTGTTTTTGAGAACCTATGGCTGCAACTTTACCTGTAGCGGGTTTGGTTGTGCTCCGGGGGAAAAGAGTTCAGGTGCCGATGATGTAGCTGAGGTAGTACACATGTACGACAGATTTGAAAATCTACCTCTGGTAGATACCGGCTGTGACAGTTATGCAAGTTGGCATCCAGCATTCAAGCATCTAAGCCCTAACTATGAAGTAGACCGATTGGTGGACAAGATGCTGGAACTCACACCCAACAAAGACTGGATACAAAACAACTGCAATGATGTACACCTGGTCATAACTGGGGGTGAACCCTTGTTGGGCTGGCAACGTGCCTATGGAGAACTGTTGTTGCATCCGCGCATGCGAACTCTGCGCAATCTTACCTTTGAAACCAATGGCACCCAACGTCTGACAGATGATTTCAAAGACAATCTTGACCGCTGGTATGGCAATACCGAAGACAGCGATCCTTTTACACTGCCACGACGTGAAGTCACATTCAGTGTCAGTGCCAAACTTGGTGCATCTGGCGAAAAGTGGGAAGATGCAATTATTCCAAGTGTTGTAGTTGATTATCAACAATGGGGTCAGGTCTACTTGAAGTTTGTGGTCGAAACCGATGCTCACATTGAAGAAGCCATACGTGCCACTGATGAATATCGTCGTGCTGGATTTGATGGTGTAATTTATTTGATGCCACAAGGCGGTGTGGTTGAGCCCTATGACCGTAACAAGTTGCGTATTGCCAACATCTGTTGCGAGCAGGGGTGGTACTACAGTCCAAGACTGCATGTGGACCTTTGGGGCAACGGATGGGGCAAATGAACATTGGATTTATTGGTCTAGGCAAACTGGGTCTGGACTGTGCCGAGGTATTTGCCGAGCATTATCGAGTACGTGGCTACGACATTGAACCCAGGACCAGTGATAGTATAGAAATTTGTGACTTACAGGAAGTTGTACAACTGAGTGATTGGATTTTTATTGCAGTACCGACTCCGCATGCGGCCGAGTATGATGGCAGTGTGCCCAGCAGTCATTTACCGCCCAAGAACTTCCTGTATGACGCAGTACAACAGGCCTTGGTCAAGATCAATCACTATGCAACCACAGCCAAACGTGTGGTGCTTATCAGCACAGTATTGCCTGGCAGCTGCAGACAGCAGTTGGCTGGCTTGCTGAACGAACAACATAGTTTTGTGTACAATCCTTATCTCATAGCCATGGGCTCGGTCAAGTGGGACATGGTCAATCCTGAGATGATCATGATTGGTACCGAAGATGGTAGAGACGATGGTGTAGCCGCTGAACTGGCGGCTGTGTATCAGCCCATGATGCAGAACCGTCCCAGAATCATAACCGGCACCTGGGAAGAGTGCGAATGTATCAAGATTTTTTACAACACATTTATCAGTGCCAAGCTGAGTTTGGTCAATATGATACAGGACTTTGCTCAACGCATTGGCAATATCGATGTGGACTGTGTGACTTCAGCTTTGTCAGCCAGCACACAACGCATCATGGGGCCCAAATACATGACCGCAGGCATGGGCGATGCTGGAGCATGTCATCCTCGTGATAACATAGCCCTGCGTTGGTTGGCTGAAGAATACGACATTGGCTATGATCTGTTTGATACTATCATGCAGGCACGCGAATGCCAGGCCCAAAACCTAGCAAATTTTTTGGTCATACAAGCACAAAAACACAATTTGCCTATAGTCATACACGGCAAGGCCTACAAGCCCGATGTGGCCTACTGCATTGGCAGTTACAGCACTTTGGTGGGATTTTATGTCGCTGAAACAGGGCATCGTTGTTACTACATTGATCCTCTGGCCGACGATACTGTGGATGTGTTGCACAATTTTGATCGGCCAGCTGTGGTCTTGATGGCTCACAATCGTGCAGTCACATACAGCAATGTGACTGGCGATCATGCTGATCATTTTTATTATGACATCCGGCCCGGAAGTGTGATTGTGGATCCGTGGCGCTGTATTCCACTTGACATGCCAGGTGTCACTGTCGTACACTATGGAAATACCAGGCGGCAATGAGTCCTATTCCAGAATACATTCATGTCACGTCTGACGAAGATGCACTGTTTTATATACGTGCAGAATGGCAGTTGTGTCGTGTGAAATGGCCTCATCGTTGTGAAATTTCTAGACGGCGATTATGGCCCGGTACCTGGGCCTATCGTGGACGTGCCATGTACACAGGGCCAGGAGAACCGGTGTTTGAAACACGCTGGCACGATCGAGAAGAGCACATTATATGGCAATTAAAGGAGTAACAAATGAAATTTTTTGATAAGTTAAAAAACACTTTTGGTAAGAAGAAACCCGAAGTCAAAGAAACACCCAAACCCAAAAAGAAATCAGAAAAAGAATTGGCCACCGAACGTGGCGAGCCTTATGTGACCATACTCAGCATGGAGATTGATCCAGAAAATCTCCAATCGGGCAGTTTTGAACTGGACTGGAACGAAAAGTTCGTGGCCAATTTGGTGCGTGCTGGATATCAAATGAACGCCAAAGACACTGATGCCGACATCGTGGATCGTTGGTTTACCACTGTTTGTCGCAACGTGGTCATGGAGACCTATGAACAGTACGAAGCCATGAATCCCGAACGTGATCGGGTAATCAAGAGCCGCAACATTGGCGATGGTCGATCGGAAGTTTCATGATATTCAATCATATCAAACACTTACATGCCGACGGCAAGAAGATTGGCATTGTATTCAGTACCTTTGACATGTTGCATGCTGGTCACATTGCTATGCTGAGCGAAGCCAAGAATCACTGTGATTACTTGATTTGTGGCTTGCAAACAGATCCCACTATAGATCGCCCGGACACCAAGAATCGTCCGGTGCAGAGCATAGTGGAACGACAGATACAGTTGGCTGCATGCAGATATGTGGATGAGGTAGTGGTTTATCAAACTGAACAGGATCTGGTAGACCTGCTGTTGATCCTGCCAGTAGATGTGCGTATCCTGGGTGTAGAGTATGAAGACAAAGATTTTTCTGGCAAACGCGAATGCTATCAACGTGGTATTGAAATAGTGTTCAATGGTCGTGATCACAGTTTCAGTTCCAGCAGTCTGCGCAAACGTGTGGCACAGGCTGAAAGCGAACGCTTGTTAAAAAATGAACCAGCTGAACCAGATCCACTCATACATCCAGAAGACTACGCAGTTCAAACGCGATGATTTTGGTTAATGGTTGTAGTTTTACTGAATGTTGGGATCTTGAAAATCAGGCACAGGCATGGCCTAACATAGTATCAAAAGAGTTATCCCAACCTTTGACAAATTTAGCAATCGGCGGAGGTAGTAATTCTCGAATTGCAAGAACCACACAGGAGTGGCTTTACACCAACAAGAAACCCGACTTAGTTATAATAGGATGGACTAGTTTTGTTCGCAATGAATTGTCTAGCTACAACGGTCAATACATACGAATGACCCCGCACAGTAGCCTAATAGAAGACAAAAGTTTACATCACAATCCTGATACAAATTTGTTACATGAAATTTATTATCGTTGCTGTCATAATGATTTTTTATCTCTTAAAGACACATTACGGCACATGATAACCATGGATAAACTACTGACCAGTATGGGTATACCATATATGTTTTTTAATGCCTTGCACGACAACCATTTTCCAGCAATACTATCTGGCAAGATAAATGAGATATCTAAATCTGCATTTGAGTATTATGCACACGAACCCGTGCAATTTCCTGAAAGTCTACAAATAACAACACAGTATCTACAAAGTCTGATCAACTCACTGAATCATGATTCATGGGTATGGTGGCCCGATGGAACTTATTCAAAAAAATTTGATTTCTGTGCTCGAGATTCCTCAGGACATTTTTTAGAACAGGGAAATTTATTAATGGCTAAAACCTTACTGGAATTTTTATGATACTATACATCAACGGTGACAGTCATACTGCCGCAGCCGAAGCAGTCAATGCCTATGCGTTTGCCGAGGACGATCCCGATTTGCATGAGCTAGGTCGCCTGCCACATCCTGACAATTTTGCCGTGAGTTGGGGTAACAGACTTGCCCGTCTCATGGGAGCTCATTTGTCGTGTCATGCAGAAAGTGCCAGCTCCAATGATCGTATCTTGCGTACCACACGTGAATGGCTGAGCACAAATACCCCAGATCTCTTGATCATACAATGGAGCACTTGGGAACGCGAAGAATGGTTGCACGAGGGTGTTTACTATCAGGTCAATGCTTCAGGACAGGATCAAGTGCCTGCAGAATTACAAGAAAAATATCGTAACTACGTAATAGGTACGGATTGGCCAACCAAAACACAACAGGCACATGATCTGATCTGGGCATTCCATTTGGAATTGGATCAAAAACGCATACCGCATGTGTTTGTCAATGGCAACAACAACTTTAGTCGAGTGACCAAACACCAAAACTGGCATGCCAACTACATAGCACCCTATGATCCCAGCCAGACCTTTGACAGCATGTTGCGCCAGAATGGGTTTGATCCGCACCCAGGAACCTGGCATTTTGGCAAGGATGCCCATAGATTTTTTGCCCAATTTATGTTACAATACTGTATTGACCACCAATTCTTTTAAGGCCCAATATGAAGTATGTGCTGATTGACACAGCAAATTTGTTTTTCCGTGCCAGACATGGCGCATTCCGTGCGGCCGATACCTGGGAGAAAGTGGGCTTCGCCCTGCATGTGACCTTGATGGCTGCCAACAAGATGGCCCGGCGTTTCGAAGCTGATCATGTGGTGTTTGCCTTGGAAGGGCGCAGTTGGCGCAAGGATCATTATAAACCCTACAAGGCCAACCGTGTTGTAGCTAGACAAGCTCTAACAGAATCAGAACTAGAAGAAGACAAAATGTTCTGGGAAACCTATGATGCCCTGACTAAATACTTGAGTGAGAGGACCAACTGTAGTGTCGTACGGTGTCCTACCGCAGAAGGCGACGATATCATAGCTCGCTGGATTGCATTACATCCCCAAGACGAACATGTGGTAATTTCGAGCGACACTGACTTTGTGCAGTTGCTTGCATCTAATGTTAAACAATACAACGGTATTACAGACGAATTACACACCATAGAAGGAATATTTGATGCCAAAGGTAAACCAGTTATCGATAAGAAAACAAAAGAGCCTAAGACAATTCCAGATCCGCAATGGCTTCTCTTTGAGAAGTGTATGCGCGGTGATTCGAGTGATAATGTGTTCTCGGCATTCCCTGGCGTTCGGACGAAGGGCACTAAAAACAAAGTTGGCCTCCAAGAAGCCTTTGAAGACCGGACCAAGCAAGGATACTCGTGGAACAACATGATGCTACAACGCTGGGCTGACCCAGATGGTGTCGAGCATAGGGTGTTAGATGATTATGAACGCAACAGAACACTAATTGACCTAACAGCGCAGCCCCAAGACGTCAAGGTCACAGTAGATGCTGCCATACGTGAACAGATCAGCCACAAGGATGTGGGACAGGTAGGAGTAAGGTTCATGCAGTTCTGCGGCAAGTATGAACTGAACAAGTGCAGTGAAAACGCTGAAAGTTTTGGGCGATGGATGAATCAAACATATCAAGGAGTACTCAATGACCATAGTAGCTAAGCCAGTAATTGACAAACAGTTTTGGATCCTGCAAGAGGACAATCGCAAGATTGGAAATGTGGAGGCCTGTCAGGATGGCTATCAGGTGCGTATCAACAATCAAGTGGCACAGTTCAAAACTATCAGGATGTTGCAACAACGAGTCAATATCAAATTTGAACACATACCAAAAACTTCCAAGACTCGACCTGGCCACGAAGTTCATGGATATCCCACTGCCGGTCGAGCCCACAACGGTATCTGGAATGTGCCCAGCAAATTGCCTTTGTTTACCAAAACTGTCAAGAGCAAGAGTTGGTATGCCGCAGGTTGGTATGCTGT